CCTTTACAGGCTGTTGCAACACGCAACTCAGCTTCTGACAGTTCTTCAATGTCTTGTTTTAAGTTTCTGTCTGAATCGTAAATAACGCCTGAAGCATAGACATCCTCAAACCGATTACTATTGCCGCCAAGGTCTGTAACGCCATTTGTGCCAACACCAGCACTGGTACAGGGGATAACATTGTTAGTGCCATTACCTGACATGCGTAGACCAGCAACAGAGTCAGCTATGAAAATCTCATTGCTTTTAATACCAATAGCGCCACGGGTAACACCAGCCTCATTAAGGTGTATTAATGAGCCTTCAGAATTGTAGCGGTTTAACGCTAAAGGGTACGAGTTGCTATTGGCAATAGATATGCGGCCAGTACCAGCCATAGAAACGCCAGTATCACTGCTGCTTGTAGATGTGGCCAGTGCAAAGGCTGCGGTAGTTGTGCCTATCGAGACATTGCCAGAGTCGTTTATACGCATGCGTTCTGTAGCGCCATTATATAAACGCCACGAACCAGAAATGTTGTCGTTATTCCAGTCTGAGTACCCTGCACTAGACAGAATTAATTGCCCTCCGTCAGCAGTGCCAGTGTTTATCTTTATGTTGCCATTTACCTCTAACTTATCAGTAGGCGATGTAGTCCCTATGCCTACATAACCAGAGGAGTCTATGCGCATGCGTTCTGCTGTGGCAGTTTTGAATGCAAGATACTGTGTGGAATTGCCTACTTCGATTTCAGCATCTTTTGTGCCGCCACTGTCTACAAACTCTATGCCTGTGGTGCCAGCAGTGTCAGTATCTGAGATACGAATACGAGCAGCCGCACCTTTTACATCTAATATGGTACTAGGAGATGTAGTCCCTATGCCCACTTTGCCAGTAGCATCTATACCAATAGCAGTTATTGACCCTACGTCAATGTTTAAAGGGTCAGCAGAACCATTAGCGCCTGTTGCTTGTATTCTGGCTTGGCCTAACACTGTTCCAAAAGACAGATAGCCTTCTGTATGTGTGTTCTTAATATTGAGCGCTTGAAACCCAGAAAGGCTAGAAGGAGTAGTTATCTGGGCAGAGGCGGTAGTTGTGCCTAAATCAATCTGGAAGTCATCGCTGGTCACCAATCCATTCACATTGATAGCGGCAAATGTAGGGCTTGCTGTAGTGGATACGTCTTGCCCAATACTAAACTCTGTACCTGTCAGCGTAATGCCTGTGCCAGCGGTGTAAGTCGTGTCAGTATTATTATCGGTACTTGTAATCGTAAAGTTAGGGTATGTGCCAGATACAGTAGTAGCACCTGCGCCTGTCAATGCGACAGTCTGGTCAGCTTGTGCAGCAGTAGCGTAATCACTAGCAGCTGTAGTTGCTGCTGTACCTAAACCTAAGTTAGTTCTTGCGGTAGCTACGTTGTCTAAATCAGATAGGTTGTTTGCAGCAGCTAGTGTACCAGACGTTGAAGCATAAGCATTTAGCCAAGCAGAACCTGACCAAACCTTCATGTCATTTGTAGTTGTATTGAAGTACAATGCACCAGTAACTAGAGCATCACCATCGTTGTCTGTACTGGGGTTAGAAGACTTAGCACCTAAGTATCTATCGTCAAAGTCATCGTAAGATGCTGCGGCATTAGTAGCACTAGTTGCTGCTTCGCCAGCTTTTGTTGTTGCTATTCCAGCCTGAGTTGTTGCTGTAGTTGCACTCCCAGCCGCAGTATCTCTAGCAGACTCTGCACTAACTTTAGCAGTCTCTGCACTAACTTTAGCAGCCTCTGCACTGACGCTATCAGCTGCTGCACTATCTCTAGCAGACTCTGCACTAACTTTAGCAGACTCTGCACTAACTTTAGCAGCCTCTGCATTAGTAGCAGACGTAGCTGCATTAGTTTGTGAAAGAGAAGCAGCAGTAGCCTGATCCCCTGCTGACAACTCTGAAGCCGCTGCCGCAGTAGCACTAGCTGCTGCTGCATTCTTAGATACTAGAGCTGCCGCTGCTGCGTCTTCAGCACTGCTTACATAAGCACCGGAGGTATCATCATACTCTTTATAAAAGCCTGTCATAGTTTATCTCGTAGGTATAATGCTAATAGTTGAACCAGACCAGTCTGCATCCTCTGCCATCTTAATAAGGTCTGTAGCAGTGGCTTTAAACTTAGCTTCGTACTGAAGGGCTTCCTCTGTGTTCTTGGTATACAGTGATAGTTCTGTTAATGCACCATATAAAAGTAAGTCAGTTCCATATTCTACAAACCAATTACTATCAGTATCATTAACTAGATCATCAGCTACATAGTAGTAATAAAGATCAGCAGAGCTAACATCAGAGGATGGGCCAATAATAAACTTACTCTGCTTACGAGCAAAGTACTTAGGTATGCCTTGATTGTTTTGCTGCTTAGTTACAAAGGCAAGGTCTTTACGCTCAAGTTCTATAGACTTACCATTAACCACGACAGTGAGAGACTTAACCTCAAGGTAGTCTGAAGGAAGCAGCATCGTATTGTTAGTTACTGTAATTGTAGAAAAGCCCTCCAAGATAGGAAGGCGTAGGATTCTGTTTGCTCTATCTTGAGCTATATTGATAAACGAATCAATAACTGAATTTGATATATCTGTTCGGTTACTCCAATCCTTAACTAGAGTTCGGAGTTCGCCTAAGTTGTTTACTGCCATTATATACGCCCATTATCTGTACGGAGTTTCAAATAATCTCTATCTCTAAGACGAGCAAACATCTTTGCTTTCAATGAAGGATCGTTAAAGAGTTGATGCATAGAACAGTTCCATTCTTTACACCAAGCATTAATTAGATTAAGGGGGATAGTAGCAACCTTACGTCCAAAGGTATCTTTGTTAGTTCGGTTTAGATTATTGTCAGCTTCGATCTTATTGTTGGTAAAGATTGAGCTATAGTCTTGAGTAGTCCCGATGCTAAGAGTGTCATCGTTGTTTTGAATAATGTGGGTACGAACGTCAGACATAGTTACTCCTAGAATAATAGAAGGCTGGAGTGCCTCTTAAGACACCCCAGCCTGTGTAGCACTTACTGATTAGCTTACAGTAAGATCACGAATCGCACCAGAGGCGGCTTCGTTCTTAGAGGTCAAAGTGTACTCAACCAGCAACTGCTTAGACTCAAAGTCACCAGTCTTGGCGATATCGTTAGTCTGGAAGTCACGATAAGTATCAACAGAGAACATATCTGGCTGGAGAACCAGAACAGTTTCGTTGAGCATAAAGCGGTTAGGTACAACTGCCAACTCACCATAGTCAGACACGTAAACGTCTACTGCGTTAACGATAGTCTTGTCACCAACATCTTTGTAACGAGTAGCGTTACCAGTGAAAGCAGTGATCTTAGCTTTCTGGAATGCGTTACACATGATGATAGAAGGAGTTCCACCCTGTACCCAGCAGTCTTCAACAATGCCAGTTAGCAGACCTTCTTCGAAAACACGATCAGTACCAGCAGCACCGATGTCAGTACCATTTCCGTCAGGAGCGTCACCACCGGAGCCAAAGCTACAGTTAGTACCCAACCAAGAAGTAACAGAAGCCAACTCACGAGCAGTACCAGCAGCAGCGCCAGCAACCTGTGCTTTGTCAGTACCAACTAGAGTCTTCTCCATGTCACGCTTGAGTTCCATTCCCTTCTTAGCCAGCTGGTAAGCCATCTGAGAAGCACGACCCGCAGCATCAGCTGCTTCGTTAGAACCAGATACGCTTACAGTCTTAGAAGCGATCTGAGTGTAGTTACCCACACGTACAGAAGCAACAGACTCAGCGGCTGGAGCGGCAGCGCCTTCAGCAACTTTGTTGTCAGCAGCGGCAGTTAGGTCATCAGTCTGCCACTCGTGATAAGTACCAGAAGCTGTGCCTTTACCTACGTTAGACATAAATGGGGTGTCAGTAGGTGCGATGTTGTAAATAATATCTGCGAGGTCTTCGCGGATTCCCTTGGTTCCGTAAGTTTCAAATACTGGATTAGCCATTGTAATAGTCCTTTAATATAATAAGATTAAGAAGTTAGTGAGAGAAGAGCCGCAGCTGCATCTTCCACTTTACCAGAGCGTTTTAGCTTTTGCCGTTGTTCCTTAACTGCTCGAGCCTTTCGTGTTTGTGCAGTTGCTGGAGCAGATGCCTTTACTTTCTTCTTAACAATAGGCTGCCGCTTTTTCTTAACAGTAGCTTTCTTGCTAACAAGTTCATCGTAAAGACGAGCCTTATTCAGCATTGCAATATCACGAGCGGTACTAATAGTGCTTAAGGTAGCATCGTCGTAACCTTGCTCCTTAGCATAATCAATAACACTTTTCTGAAACTCTGGAGATAACCACTCAGGTACTAGCTGATTTAGTTTCTCCTGTTCCATAGCTACAATCTTCTTCTGCTGTTCCTGCCGCTGTAGTTCAGCCTGTTGTTGTGCTGCTTGGAAGTTCTGAATGTTCTGACGTAAGTTGTCTTCAACATCCTGAACACGCAGCTGCTGTCGTACATATTCAACTGGATCAGCTTCTTTGTCGATTGAAGCAAGCAGTTCTTTAGACTTATTAACCTCTGCCATTTGTTGTGCGGCAGCTAGTTCCATAAGTTGCAGATACTGTTGTCTCTCAGCTGTCAAGTTTGTCTTAAGATTATCTAACTCTTGAGACTCTGCTTGTAGCTTCTGGACTCGCTTAGTGTAATTCTTCTCTAGCTGATAACCCTTCTTTAGCTCTTCGAGGTTAACTTCGTACTCTTCACCATCCACCTTAACAGCGTATAGATCATCTTCTGAAGTCTCCTCTTGAACCTCAGCTTGGTCATCCTCTTCTTCGGAATCCCCCACTTCAGCGTCACCGTCGTCTTCTTCCGTTTCGACTTCGGTTTCTTCCTCTGCTTCAAGTTCGACTTCAGTGTCGTTCTCTTCAGCAGTGACCTCTTGAGTTTCCTCTTCGAGGGTTTCTTGCTCTAGCACTTCTTGATCGGCTTGCTCCGTAGAGGGCGTTAAAAGACGAGCTACTGCGTTATCAATACTGTTTTCATTTAGGGCATCCACTAGGGGTAGCCTCCTATTAAGTTATCTAATATTAATCTATGTATATATTATAGCACACTTTATGCCAAAAGTAAAGAACTATTTCAACTTTTGTGCAAATTCGTAGTTAGATACATAGCCTTCTAGGACTTCTTCAAACATCCCTATTGACTTTTGCAAGTACCATAGCCTGTCACGCTCGTCAATATCATCCGACACTGCCCACGCTTCGGCTATGTTTTCCTTAATATCAGAGACAACCTGTCCTAATAGGTCACCTCTCAATAGCATCTTAGCTGCGTTTGCTTTCTCTTCTTCGTTCAAATCACTCTCCACTCATTCTCAATTTACTATCGCCAATACCCACTGGGCGCTTCTGTTGAGCTTCGAGTCCTAGTTCCGCAGCTTCTTTCTTCTTCATCCATTCAAACTTCTCACGCTCAAACTTCATGGCCTCTAGCTTGAGCTGTAGTTCTGCTTGCTTCATCTGAGCCTCTGCCTGTTGTGCTTGAGCCTGAGCTTGCTTCAACTGGGCATCAGCAGCATCCTTCTGTGCTTCGCCCTGAGCAGCTACCATATCAGCAGACGGCTGTGGCTGTGGAGGTTTAATCTCGTTAGGATCGCCAATGAACTGACCAGCATTACGATAACCTGCATTCTTAATGAACTCAGTGGCTAGGGTATGTACATGGTCTGCCTGAATCAAGTATCCAAACTGAGTAGCACCTATGCTCTTAAGCATTACAGATATGTTGTTCAAGTGCATCAACTGCTGGTCTTTGTTCTGGTTACCTAAACCTACAGTGACTGTCATGTCATAGCGGTCTTTCCAATCATAAGGGGCAACAGGTACAAAGCGACCACGGAGCTTGACAATATCTACTTCAGAGTTATTGGTACGGCTCAAGCGGTAAAGCTGGAGGAATAGTTCCTTAACACCAGTCTCTGCAAAGATACGAGCGATAAGCTGAATCTTCTCTTGAGAAGCAGTCATCACTTGATTAACAGCAGTGGCTGCGGTGTTGGATGTGAGTGCAGCTGCGTCTAGTCCTTGGTTCATACGAGACACGCCAGCACGATCCTCTCGTTCCTTCTCTAGCTCATTTAGGAAGGGGAAGGTGGCCTGACCTAGCTGTGGCACTGGAAGCTGTCTAACGGCTCCCTGTACCTTCTCACGTACAATACCACCAATGCGGTTGTCGATTAGGTCTTGTAGATTAACTTGGTTTTCAACAGCAGCATAGCGTCCAGCGTTAGATAGGGCTAGGTTGTCGAGAGTATGTCTCCACATCTTGCTGCGGATTTCTTGAATGTCCTTAACCAAGTCAGCAATACTAACACCAGTAAACTTGTGGGGCATCATAATAGGTGACAGGTTAATGACAGGGATACTGCCTACTTCTTCTTTGTCAAGTACTATGTTACCAACCATGTGTACTTGATACAGCTTCATCTCTTCTGAGTCTTCGTCAAATACCTTGACCCAAGCCTTGACATACTCAACTATAGTGCTATTACCAAAGTCAGCTGTCTCGTCTACATCACCAAAGCGAGAATCCTCTACTTGGTTCTTGATTAAACTTGATCCGTGTCCTTCAGATATATCTTCGCGGTTAAACCCTGCATCGATGAGCGATCCAATACTAACGTCCTGCACCCGTGCAACAAAGTCTGCATCCTTGATACTCTTGCTTCTCGCCTTAATCCTAAACTCAGAGGATGGGATGTTGTCAACGACTGGG